GTTGGACGATCTACGCTTCATGGCCGGCAGCCCTGATAACCAGTGGCAATGGCCTGCTGACGTGTTGTCAACACGCGGAAGCGTGCAAGGACAGGCAATTAACGCACGTCCATGCTTGACAATCAACAAATTGCCTCAACACGTCCGTCAGGTGACGAACGAACAGCGTCAAAACCGTCCAAACGGCAAGGTCATACCTGCCGATGACAACGCTGACGTGCAGGTAGCAGAGGTTTTTAACGGTGTGGTGCGCCACATTGAGTATATGTCGGACGCCGACGTTGCGTATGACACCGCCTGCGACAACCAAGTCACTTACGGCGAAGGCTATATCCGCCTGCTGACTGAGTATTGCAACGACGATACGTTCGATCAGGACGTTAAGATTGGCCGTGTTCGTAACGCATTCAGCGTTTACATGGACCCCACGATCCAAGACCCATGCGGCGCTGACGCTGAGTGGTGCTTCATTACTGAAGACATCCTGAAAACCGAATATGAGCGTCTGTTTCCTGACGCGACGCCAATCAGCACGCTGTATAGCCAAGGCGTTGGCGACCAAGGCATTTCGTCGTGGTTACAAGAAGATACGATCCGCATCGCGGAGTATTTTTACAACGATTACAAGCGTGAAACGCTACATTTGTACCCAAATAACCAAACTGCAAAGGCTAATTCGCCAGAAGATAAGCAGCTTAAAGAAATGTACGGTAAACCGCTTCGCACACGCGAAGTAAACCGTAAAAAAGTCATGTGGATGAAGACCAATGGCTTCGACATCCTCGACGAACGCGAATGGCCGGGCAAATGGATACCTGTCGTGCGCGTAATCGGCAACGAATGGGAAGTTGACGGTCAGATTTACATTTCTGGGCTTGTGCGTAACGCCAAAGACGCCCAGCGTATGTACAACTACTGGACCAGCCAAGAGGCAGAAATGCTTGCACTGGCACCTAAAGCGCCATTTATCGGCTACGGCGGCCAGTTTGAAGGTTACGAACAGCAGTGGAAGACCGCCAACACGACCAACTGGCCGTATTTGGAAGTCAATCCAGACGTTACAGACGGCGCTGGGGGCGTTCTACCGCTGCCGCAGCGCGCACAGCCACCTCTGCCCCAAACAGGTCTGATACAGGCTAAAATGGGCGCTGGAGAGGATATTAAGGCCACTACAGGCCAGTACGACGCATCGCTGGGCCAACAGGGCAACGAGCGGTCGGCTAAGGCTATCGTTGCACGCGAAAAGCAGGGCGATGTCGGCACGTATCACTATGTTGACAACCTTGCGCGGGCTATCCGCCACATCACGCGTCAAATCGTCGATCTTATCCCTAAAATCTACGACACACAGCGCATTGCACGCATTATCGGTGCTGATGGCGAAGTCAGCATGGTCAAGATGGACCCATCGCAGGAAGAACCTGTACGCGAAGTGCGTGACCCTGAAACCGGCGGTTTAATCGAGAAGATTTACAACCCCGGCGTTGGTACATACGACGTTATGGTCACAACTGGCCCCGGCTACATGACCAAGCGCCAAGAAGCACTCGACGCCATGAGCCAGATTCTGCAATCTAACCCACAACTTTGGGCTGTTGCAGGCGATTTGTTCATCAAGAACATGGATTGGCCCGGCGCGCAGGAAATGGCAAACCGTTTCAAGAAAATTCTTGACCCCAAGGTGCTGTCTGAAGGTGACGAATCGCCTGAAATGGCTGCTGCACAGCAGCAAATGGAAGTCATGGCGCAAGAACTGAACCGCATGGTCGATATTATCGAAGGTGTTCAGGCTGACGTTGCGAAGCGTGAAGTAGACATCAAGGAATACAAGGCTCAGGTAGACGCTTACGACGCGGAAACAAAACGTATCAGCGCGATGCAAGCAGGGATGACAGAAGAGCAAATTCAGGATATTGTCATGGGGACGATTGCAGGCGCACTGGATACCGGCGATTTAATCAGCGGATCACCAGAAATGCGTCAGCAACCTGAAATGACCGAAGAAATGCCTGAACCGCAACCAATGCCAGATATGGGCGCCATGCCTGAGATGCCGCCTGAAGGAATGATGTAATGCCTGTAAGCCTCAAACATACTTTTCAGTCTGCCAAAGACGATAGCCTTGACGCGTCACTTATCCAGCCTTCCAACTGGAACGAAGAGCATGAACTGACGCTGGCTACCGATAAGGTGCTGGGCCGCGCTACCGCAGGCACAGGGCCTGCCGAAGAACTTAGTGTTGGTACTGCATTGTCGGTATCTGGCGGCACGCTGGCCGTCACTAACGTACCTGTCGCTAACGGCGGTACAGGCGCGTCAACGCTGACTGGCGTAGTTAAAGGAAACGGCACCTCGCCTATGACCGCGGGGACTGTCGCACTTGCATCTGAAGTGTCTGGTACGCTCCCTGTTGCAAACGGCGGTACTGGAGTTGCAACACTGCCCGCTAACAGCGTCCTAATTGGCAATGGCACCTCGGCTGTAGCTTCTGTCGCGCCGGGGGCTACAGGCAACCTCCTCACTAGCAACGGCACATCGTGGGTGTCGGCGGCTTCAGCATCCGGCGTAAATTTTCCGCAAAACAGTCAATCAGCAAACTACACGCTGGTTCTGAGCGACGCGGGCAAACAGATATTCCATCCGGCGTCTGACGCTAGCGCGCGCACGTACACCATTCCTGCTAACTCCAGTGTTGCGTTTCCAATTGGCACGGTGGTGTTGTTCACAGTAGAAAACGGCGGCGCACCCGTTGGCATCGTTATAACCAGCGACACATTGGTGTTTGGCAATGGCACTACAGGGCCGTTGGCAGTCGGAGCCAACCAAACGTTGATGGCAATTAAAGTCACTGCTACAAAATGGATGGCAAATTATCTATACCAAACCGGCACACCCGCGCCATTTAATATCGGTGAATCTATTGCTGTGGCGCATGGCACAACACCTTTCGTCACCGCTTACGCTTGGTCTGGTAGCGGGTTTGGCACTAAGTTTAGCGACCCCGCTACATTGCCCGTGGGCGGCAGCATTGGTGTAACGTTCAGTCCGTCTGGTAACGCCATCGCCATAGCAAACTCCTCGTCACCCTTTATCATAATCTACCCGTGGAGTGGGGCTGGCTTCGGCACTAGGTTTTCCAACCCCGCTACGTTGCCTTCAAGCAACGGTCAGGGCGTAGCGTTTAACCCCGCAGGCACGGCTGTCGCTGTGGCAACCTTTTCTACACCCTTTATTACGGCCTACCCTTGGTCTGGCAGCGGTTTCGGCACTAAGTTTACTGATCCCGCTACGCTGCCTACGGGCAGTGGTGAAGAAGTGGCATTTAACCCCGCAGGCACGGCTATTGCCGTAGCGCACAACGTATCACCTTACGTCAGCGTATACCCTTGGAGTGGAGCTGGCTTTGGTACAAAGTTTGCTAATCCGGGTACGTTGCCTACGGCTGATGGCCGTAGTGTAACTTTTAGCCCCGCCGGCGATGCTATTGTGATAGGCCACGACTCATCCCCTCACATTGCAGCTTACGCTTGGTCTGGGTCTGGATTTGGTACTAAGTTCGCCAACCCCGCTTCTGCGCTTGGAAATACTGCCAGCAGCGTAGCGTTTAACCCCGCAGGCACGGTTATTGCCGCATCAATTCAAGGTACGCCTTTTGTTGCAGCTTACGCTTGGTCTGGAAGCGGCTTCGGCACTAGGTTTTCCAACCCTGCTACGCTGCCTACGGGCACTGGCAACGGCGTAGCGTTTAATTCTACAGGCACGGCTATAGCTGTAGCGCATTCCACAACACCTTTCGTCACAGCCTATCCGTGGTCTGGCGCGGGTTTTGGGACTAAGTTTACTGACCCCGCTACGCTGCCTACGGGCAATGGTTTCGGCGTAGCGTTTACAGCCGGCTCATAGGAAAAGACATATTATGAATTACGAACAACTGCCTACTGAATATAAATACGACACACTTGCTGATGCTATGTACGCCCGCGAAGTGGAGTATTTTCATTACGATTTTGACCGCAAGAATTTTGAGCATCTGTTGGCAAATGCGACGGACAATGAGTTTGCCGCAAACGTAGCCGAACGCTTAAACAGCACGCGCAAAGAAATGGGCAACGTGATACTTATCATCGACGCACTAAAGTCACAAATCGACGATGCTGACGCATACGCTGCCGCTGTCGAACGCGTCACCGCTAAACGCATGGCAAAGGAAGCTAAGGGATGAACCTATATTACGTCCAAGCCAATGGCGATACATTCGTCAGGCACATTCACGATGTTGAGCCTACGCGCTGGGACGAAGACAATTTCTGCCGCGTAGTAAGTCTGACACCTGAACAAGTCGTGCATTTCGGCGTTCATCAGTTGAAACTAATTGACCCGCCCTATTATGATCCAGCCACACAGACCCGTGAGCATGGCCCAGCTTTGCTGATTGACGGCGTTTGGACACAGAACTACATCGTGTCGGACCTTAGCGCAGATGAGTCAGTCGCAAAAGTTGGCGCCCAATGGAATGTCATTCGTGTTGAGCGCAACAAGCTGCTAGCTGATTGCGATTGGACGCAGCTACCTGACGCGCCTGTAGACGCTGTTGCATGGGCCACATATCGTCAAACCTTGCGCGACATAACCACCCAAACTAATCCGTTTGCTATTGTCTGGCCTGAAAGTCCATCGTCATGAAATGCGCTGATTTCATAGGTACACTGTTTCTTGCGCGCGATGTAGCCCATTCGACGCACTTGAACACACGCAGCTTTGCCAAGCACTCCGCTCTGAACACTTTTTATGACGAAGTGATTGAACTGGCGGACAAATTTGCTGAAGCCTATCAGGGCAAATATGGCCTCATCGGTCCTATTTCGCTTATGTCGGCTAAGAAGACAAACAACATTGTCGAGTTTCTTGAAGGTCAAGTAGACGAACTGATGGAAATGCGGTATAAAGTCGTTGATAAGGAGTGTACCCCACTCCAAAACATTATCGACGAGATTTTTGGGTTGTATTACTCAACCTTGTACAAACTTAAATTTCTCGCATAAGGACGCGACATATGGAAATTTTACGCCCTCTTAACGATTCCGGTTTTGCTACTCAAAGCGTAGCTTACACTGGCACTGCCGGTTCGGTAACTGGTTGGAACGCTGGCCCGCAAGCTGTGCTGGTATGGTGTACATCTGACGCGTACATTCGCGTAGGTAACAGCGCCACAGCTACGACGGCTGACACCCCGCTGCCAGCCAACACACCTGTACCAATCTATGTACCACAGCCCGGCGACGCGGGCGGCACTGGCGGCGTATGGCGCGTTAGCGCAATCCAGATCAGCGCAGGCGGCACAATGTATGCAAAGCCGATCAACATCCGATGAGTTTCGGTGTCCCCGTCCGTAATGGTATAGGTATAGGCTTAAAAGCCTCTACTTCGCTGTCTACGCGCAGTGGGCCAAGCGGTCCGCCTCAAGGACAGCAGGCCTACACTACTGCGGGGACTTACTCTTTTGTTGTTCCTGCGGGTGTAACAACTGTGTGTGCTGTCGTTGTTGGCGGCGGCGGGGCTGGCCGCGGCGGCGGCGCTTTAGGCGGCGGGGGCGGTGGTGGCGGTCTTGCGTACTCCAACGACATTTCCGTAACCCCCGGCGAAACTTTAACTATTAACGTCGGCATCGGCGCCCCATTAAACGCTGCCAACGCCGGCAGCGCCAGCGCAAATGGCGGAACATCATCCATTGCGCGCGGCGGAACTGCGCTTGTTTCGGCTGCGGGCGGGATTTCTGCTGGTTCGGGAACTGGCGGCGCTGGCGGCAGCGGCACTGTAGGGCAATCACTTCGCACTGGTGGGGCCGGCGGTAGTAGCGGCACCACTGGCTCCGGCGGCGGCGGCGCCGCGGGTTACACCGGACACGGCGGCGCCGGGTCTTCTACGCAAGCGGCATCAGGAAGTGCTGCTGCTACGGGCGGTGGCGGTGGCGGCGGCGGTGCTGCGGGGTATTTCTTTAATGTAGTCGGCGTAACCGATTCACAAATCGGCGGTTCGGGCGGCGGCGGCGTAGGGCTGTTAGGTCTTGGCACTACGGGTGCGGGGGGCGCAGGTACGGCAAGTTCTTCAAATGGCGGCGGCGGCGGCTCTGGCGGTGCAGCCGGCGCAAACTCTAGCGGCAATTTTAACGGCGTGCTCGGCGGTGCTTACGGCGGCGGTGGTGGTGGCGCTGGGTACACATTTGATTATGCAACAGATACCCAAACAAACGGTAATTCTGGCGGCGGCTCTGGCGGCGCAGTCCGCATCATTTGGGGCGCTGGCCGCGCATTTCCGTCAACTAACACGGGTAACGTTTAACAGACGCAAAGAAATTCAACCATATTGTCAAGCCCCATAATTTAATGTAGTTTGACCATTAACCGTACTGGTGCGGCACATCAGGAACTCCATAGGAGTTAAACATGGACGAAACAGTCCCCGAAGTAGCGGATGCCTCCGCGCCAGAACTCGAAGCCACGGCAGCAATCGAGCCTGCAGAAAACACGACGCCGGAAACGCCTGTCGAACAGGAAGCAAATAAGTCCTTCACACAAGAAGAACTTGACGCGATTGTCGGCAAGCGCCTCGCAAGAGAACAGCGCAAATGGGAGCGCGAACAGGCTCAAAAAGCAGAGGAAATGCAGGCCCGCCAACAAGTAGGCTATGATATTACCCCTGAACAATTTGAGACTTATGAGGATTACGCAGAGGTTTTGGCCGAACGTAAAGCCGAAGAATTGTTGGCGAGGCGGGAAACCGCACGGCAGCAAGCTGAATTGCAGGAAGCCTACCATGACCGTGAAGAAGCGGCGCGGGACAAGTATGATGACTTTGAACAGGTCGCTTACAATCCCAACCTTCCGATCACGGATTTCATGGCGCAAAGCATCCAAGCGTCAGAAGCAGGCCCAGACGTTCTATATTATCTCGGCTCAAATCCGAAAGAAGCTGATCGCATCGCCCGCCTAGCGCCAATTTTGCAGGCAAAAGAGATTGGGAAACTTGAGGCTTCATTGTCCTCAAATCCGCCGGTCAAAAGAACTTCAAACGCCCCGGCTCCGATTGCGCCTGTCACAGCACGTTCTACTGGGTTAAACCAGTTTGACACCACCGACCCTCGCTCGACTAAGTCGATGAGTACGTCGGAATGGATCGAAGCAGAACGTATGCGGCAGATCAAGAAGTACGAGGCACAACGCAACAGATAATTTGGGATTATTACCATGTCTAACTCGATTTTAACAATTGACATGATCACGCGGAAGGCTCTGGAAATTCTGGAGAACAACCTCGTGCTCACACGTAACGTAAACCGCCAGTACGACGACAGCTTCGCTGTTGAAGGTGCTAAAATTGGCTCAACCCTGCGTATCCGTCTTCCAGACCGTGCGCTTGTAACTGACGGCGCAGCCCTTCAGGTACAGGACGACAACGAACAGTTCACAACGCTGACCGTTGCCAACCAGAAGCACATCGGCGTCAACTTCACATCTGCTGAATTGACCATGCAGCTTGACGATTTCGCAGAGCGCGTTCTCAAGCCACGTATCTCGCAGCTTGCTTCCAGCATCGACGCTGACGTTGCAAACGCGTTCCAAACCATCGGTAACTCGGTCGGCACGCCCGGCACAACGCCCGGCACTTCGGCAGTTCTTCTTGCTGCACAGCAGAAGCTGAACGAAAACGCTGCGGTGATGTCGCCACGTTACGCCACCGTCAACCCAGCAGCTAACGCTGGCTTGGTCGAAGGCTTGAAGGGTCTATTCAACCCAACCGACACGATCAGCAAGCAGTTCAAGAACGGCATGATGGGCACAGGCGTACTTGGTTTCGACGAAATCAATATGTCGCAGTCCATTAAGCAGTTCACCACTGGTTCGCGTACTGCAACTGGCGGCACAACTTCGGCGGCTGTTACCGCTGAAGGCGCAACAACCATCGCCATCACTGGTGCTGGTAACGCTGCTGTTGTCAAAGCTGGTGACGTGTTCACGGTTGCTGACTGCTTCCAAGTCAACCCACAGACCCGTGAAAGCACAGGTTCGTTGTTCCAGTTCGTTGCTCTGGCTGATGTCACGCTCAACGCTTCTGGCGCAGGCAACATCACTGTTGCACCTGTATACTCGGCTGGTCACGCACTTGCTACGGTCAACACACTGCCTGCTAACAGCAAGGCTGTTGTATTCGTCGGCGCAGCATCCACACAGTACGCTCAGAACCTTGTATACCACAAGGACGCTATCACCTTCGCAACCGCCGACCTTCTGCTCCCACAGGGTGTAGATATGGCTTCGCGTCAGGTGCATAACGGCATCAGCTTGCGCGTTGTTCGTCAGTACGACATCAACAACGACCGTATGCCTTGCCGTATTGACGTTCTGTATGGCTACAGCACAATCCGTCCACAAATGGCCGTCCGGATGTGGGGTTAATTTAACACTGGCCCTCGGTTTGCCGGGGGCCAACTTTTTTAAAGGATTTATATTATGGCTCTTCCTAATGGTGCTGGCGGTTATCAAGTCGGCGACGGAAATCTTGGCGAAGTTACTCTTGGTACTTCAGCTATCCCTACTGCGTATACCGCAGCAGCTACACTGACCACAGCAGATTTGGCTGGCGGCGCAGTTGTGTACACGTCGGCCTCTACGGCTGACCTTACGCTCCCCGCTGTTTCGGTTGTTAATGCTGACATCAGCAGCGCAAAGACCAACTCATCGTTTGAGTTTTCTTTGGTTGCTACCAGCACCGGCGTTCCTACTATCGTAGTAGGCACTGGCTGGACGTTGGTCGGCGTTGGCACAGGCGTTGCATCGCGCAGCGTACTGTTCCGTGCTGTTAAAACCAGCGCGACAACGTACAACCTGTACCGCATCGCTGGCTAATAGGTTTGCCCCGGCTTCGGTCGGGGCATCCTTTTCAGGAGAAAACTAATGGCTAACGGCAAATCTATCGGCGTTGCTTTCCTCGACCAAGACATTATTGGCGCACAATATCTCTTGAGCGATGAGCAAATCGGCTACACCGCCGCAGCACAAGGCACAGTTACGCAGGCGACAGACAAGTCTACTGCGGTTACGCTGAACAAGCCTGCTGGCCGCATCACGATGAACAACGCGTCTTTGGCTACTGCTACTAACGCTACGTTCACGTTGAACAACAGCTTCATTTCTGCAAATGACACTGTTATTCTGACTATCTCTGGCGGTCAAGCGACCCCCGGATCGTACAACGTGTTTGCAAACAATTTGAGTGCTGGCTCTGTCAGCATCAGCCTACGCAACATTTCTGGCGGTTCGCTGTCAGAAGCTGTAGTGATTAACTTTGCAATCATCCACTGCGCGTAATTAATCTGGACGGCTTTCGGGCCGTCCATTTTACGGAGTTTCTATGGCCGTTATCTATCTTGTTCACGACATCCACGGCGCAAAGGTTGCTATATCCGAAGAGGAAGCCCGCGCCGACGAAGACTTTGGGTGGGAAAGATACTATCCTGACGCGCCTGTAGCTGCTATAGCTAACGAAATGCCGGCGCGCACTGGCCGCCGCCGCACAACGCAGGAAGACTAAACGATGGAAACGGCTGGGGACATAATCAACGGTTCGCTTAGGCTTCTAGGCGTTCTGGCAGAAGGCGAAACTCCCTCGGCTGATACGTCGCAGGATGCCCTGCGCGCCATGAACCAGATGATTGATAGCTGGAACACAGAGCGCCTGTCCGTTTTTTCTACGCAAGACCAAGTCTTCACATGGCCTGCCGGCGAACTATCGCGCACGCTTGGCCCTAGCGGCGACTTTGTTGGCAACCGCCCCGTGCTGCTTGAGGACTCGACGTACTTCAAAGACCCCGGCACCGGTGTTAGCTACGGCATCAAATTCATTAACCAGCAGCAGTACAACGGCATCGCGGTTAAGACGGTAACCTCTACATTCCCGCAAGTCATCTTTGTCAACAACACGTTCCCTGATGTGGAGATGTACATCTACCCGCGCCCGACGCGCGCGTTGGAATGGCATTTTATTTCGGTAGAAGAACTGACGCAGCCTGCAACGCTTGATACGGTCCTGCATTTTCCGCCCGGCTACCTGCGTGCGTTCCGTTATAACTTGGCGTGCGAACTAGCACCTGAGTTTGGCACTGAGCCTGCACCGCAAGTGCAGCGCATTGCCATGACATCCAAGCGCAACCTGAAGCGCATCAACAACCCAGACGACATCATGTCGATGCCGTACAGCATTGTGGCTACACGCCAGCGGTATAACATCTTCGCAGGAAACTACTAATGAAGACGCCCATACTGGGCAGCGCGTATGTGGCCCGTTCAGTAAACGCTGCCGACGCGCGCATGATAAACTTGTTCCCCGAAGTGGTGCCGGAAGGGGGCATGGAGCCTGCGTTTCTACAGCGTTGCCCCGGCTTGCAGCTTCAGCAAGTTATTGGCACCGGCCCGATCCGCGGGCTGTGGGCGCACCAGACACGCGGCGATGACTTTTACGTTGTATCAGGCTTTGAAGTCTACAAGCTGTCGAGCCTGACCGGAACGCCAATCAAGCTGGGCGACGTAACCGGCACTGGCCCTGTGTCCATCGCCGACAACGGCACGCAGATATTCTTTGCCTGCAATCCTGACGCGTTTATTTACGACGAATCAACTAACACGTTTGGGCAGATTACCGACCCTGACTTCCCCGGCGCGGTCACCGTCGGCTATCTGGATGGCTATTTTGTGTTCAACGAACCCAACAGCCAGAAGCTATGGGTCACGCAGCTTTACAACGGCTTCGATATTGACCCGCTAGAGTTTGCCAGCGCCGAAGGTAGCCCCGACGGCGTTGTTGGCATATTGGTAGACCACCGCGAGTGCTGGGTGTTTGGCACCGACTCCACCGAAGTGTGGTACAACTCTGGCGGTCTAGACTTCCCGCTTTCGCCGATCCAAGGCGCGTTCAACGAAATCGGTTGCGCGGCGCCGCACTCCATCGCCAAGATGGACAACACCGTATTCTGGCTCGGCGCTGACGCACGCGGTCAAGGTGTTGTTTACAGGGCCGCGGGCTACAACGCACAGCGCGTGTCCACGCACGCGATTGAATGGCGCATCCAAAACTATCTAAACATGGAAGACGCGGTCGGCTACACCTACCAGCAAGACGGCCACGCGTTCTACGTTCTGTCGTTTCCGTCCGCTGACGAAACGTGGGTGTTCGACGCTGCCACCGGCGCGTGGCACCAGCGGTCATCTTACGCGGCTATCGCGCCGACTGAAGGCGCGTTTAACGCCCAAGCGTTTAATAACGAGGCGTTCTACACGGTGCTGCCGCTTACGCCTTCCGGCAACAGCGGTGTATTCTCACGCCACCGCAGCAACTGCCAGTGCAACTTCCAAGGCAATATCATTGTCGGCGACTACGCTAACGGCAACATTTACACGTTTGAATTAAATGTTTTCAAGGACAACGACATAGCGCAGCGTTGGTTGCGGTCATGGCGCGCACTGCCGACAGGCCAGAACAATCTCAAGCGTACAGCAAACCATTCTTTGCAGCTTGAGTGCGAGACAGGCGTTGGCCTGAACGACGGCCAAGGCCTTGACCCGCAAGCCATGCTCCGCTGGTCCGACGATGGCGGCCATACATGGTCCAACGAACACTGGGCGTCTATGGGCAAGATCGGCGCAACTGGCACCCGCGTCATATGGCGCCGGCTTGGCATGACGCTGAAGCTGCGCGACCGCGTCTACGAAGTGTCCGGCAGTGACCCTGTCCGCGTCTACCTCACCGGCGCTGAACTGTTGTTAAGCGGCACAAATGCCTAACGACCAACTCACCCGCATCCCTGCGTCGCGTGTCCCGATTACGGACGCGTCAGACGGCACGGTGACGCGCGAGTGGTACAGGTATTTATTTAACCTGTTTACGCTGGTGGGTGGCGGCCAAGCTAACTCGGCGGCCAGTTCGTCTTTCGGGCAGGACTTGGCCCCGCTGTACACGCCGCAGGTGAACGACAAGCGTTACGGTTCGTTCTTCGATACGACCACGCAGTCAGCCGCCGTCATCAACACAGCGTATCCAATCACGCTTAACTCCACAAGCATAACTGATGGCGTCTACATCGGCACGCCTACGTCGCGTGTGTATGTGGACCGCGTAGGCACGTACAACTTTCAGTTCTCTTTGCAGCTTGTCAAGGCATCGGCCAGCGCCAAACACGTCTATATTTGGTACAGGATAAACGGTGTTAACGCAGCAAACTCCGCCACAAAGGTAACATTAGTCGGAAACGACTCAGCAGTTGTCGCCGCATGGAACTTTGTGATAGAGTTAAACGCAGGTGATTATTTTGAATTAGTTTGGTCTACTGATGACACAGGCTGTCAAATTGCTGCATTGGGCGCCACCGCCCCTGTCCCCGCCGTTCCGTCCGTCATATTGACGGTTACGGACAACATTAACTAAGGTTTAGATATGACTGTTCTTGCTCCACAACCTAAAGCACAATTCTTCGATGCTAACGGTAGCCCGTTGGTCGGCGGCAAGGTCTATACCTATGCAGCCGGTACGACAACGCCGTTGCAGACATATACGGATGCGACAGGGGTTACGCCTAACACCAACCCTGTCATTCTGGATTCGCGCGGCGAATGTAACCTGTGGTTCTCCACCGCTTCCAGCTACAAGGTAGTCTTGGAAAGCGCGACTAACGTGCTGCAATGGACCGTAGATAACATTGCGACCTACGGCACCATGACGAGCCAGAACTCCAACAACGTGGCTATCACCGGCGGCACAATCAGCGGCGTTACAATCACAACGTCCACTATCACTGGCGACATATCGGGTAACGCTGGCACCGTGACGAACGGCGTCTATCTGACAGCAGTGCAGACGCTGACAAACAAGACCATCACAGGTCTGGCGTCGGCGTCAACCGTCAAGGACAGCCTTGGCACGGATTACACTATCGGTTTCCGCAGTGTTCCGCAGAGCCTGAACACGACCGCTGCGGCGTCGGACATCGGAAAGCATCTGTATGTGTCGGCTACCACCACAATCCCGTCGGGCGTGTTTGTGGCTGGCAACGAGTTTCTCGTTGTCAACAGCAGCGCCAGCACCGTCACATTGACGCAGGGTGCGGGTACGACGTTACGGCTTGGCGGCACTGCGACCACAGGCAGCCGCACCATTGCTGCTTACGGTGTGGCTAGCGTGCTGTGCGTCGGCACTGAAACATTCTACGTAACCGGCAACGTAACCTGATAGGACCGGCTCATGCCAATTATCGCAGCAAACATCATTCCGGCTAAGAACATGGAAAACGCCCAGACAGTGCAGTATGTGTCGCCAAGCAGCACCACGACTATCATTGACAAGTTCACCGCGACTAACTTCAGCAGCGGCATGGTCAACGTAAGCGTCAACTTAGGCGCGGTCGGTGCGGCCACAGGGAACGACAACCTGATCGTCAAGACGCGCACGCTGCAACCCGGCGAGACATACACCTTTCCTGAAATCGTAGGCCACATCCTGCCGTCCGGCGGGTATGTCTCCACACTTGCGTCGGCAGCAGCCGCAGTCAACCTGCGTGCGTCTGGCCGCGAAATCAGCTAATGAAGAATTTTCTACGCATTGCTGAAGGACTAAATACGGCTTCTGTTTTGCGGGAGTTGGTTACGCAACCAGAATTGTGGGACCAGAACACACTTCGCACCAACCACCCTGACACCGCTCATGCAGATGTTAGCGACATTTGGCTATGGTTTAACGAAATCCCTGAAGACCCTAACGGCGTTGTCAATGACATTCAGACTGTAGAATATCCAGCATGGGCGCGCCTGCCATCTCTGCGCCGCATGGTGCTAGACCTAATCCACCGCGTCAACGGCGTTCAGCTTGGCCGTTGCATCATCACTAAGCTGCCGCCGGGCGGCGAGATTACGCCGCACGTTGATGGCGGCGCTCCAGCCGAGTTTTACATCCGCTACCAGATCGCACTTCAGTCGCTCCCCGGCGCGCTGTTCCATAGCGGCGACGAAACGGTTAGTTTCCGTGGCGGCGAAATCTGGTGGGTCAATAATCGCGTAACACATTCTGTTGTAAATAACAGCGCAGATGATAGGATAGTCTGCATTGTAGACATCAGGAGCGCGTAATGATAACAGCACAAGTCGAGCCTTACAAAAATTGCCTACCAGAGTTGATCGCGTGTTACGGCGCTCATTGGGAAGAATTGGCGCTAAACAAAGACAAAGTACCGCTTGATCCGCAGTACGACATCTACGAAGCGCGCGACGATGCAGGACAACTGTTGCTGGTAACGCTACGCGAAACTGGCCGTTTAGTGGGATATTTTATTGGTTTTATCGCGCCGGGGCTACATTATCAAACGTGCCTAACGCTGACGATGGACATCTTTTGGACGCACCCAGATGTGCGTGGTGGATTTAGTGGCGTAAAGCTCTTTCGTTTAGTCGAAAAAGAAGCTAAAAGGCGAGGCGTACATCGTATCTTTTACGGCTCCAAACTTCACAAAGACGCCTCACGGCTGTTTGAGTTTTTAAAAATGGAACCTGTAGAAACATACTACAGCAAGTGGATCGGGGAATAACATGGTCGCAGCAGCAGTAATTGGATCGGCAGTTGTCGGCGCCGCGGTGTCCTCTAAGGCGTCTAGCAAAGCCGCTAAGGCGCAAGAACAAGCGTCTAACACTGCGGCAGCAGCGCAAGAGCGTGCAGCCGCGCTGGCGTTAGAAGCGCAGCGCACCGCGTCGGCTGAGTCCATCGCCGCGGCAAGAGAAGCAGCCGCGATAGCGCAGCAGGCGCAGAATGAAGCAAACTTCCAAGCGCAGAATTTGGAGCGCCTGCGCTACAACGAAGCGCGTATGGCGGACGAGAAAGCGTTTACCGCCGCCCAAGCAGCCTCGGATAAGGGTTACGACACCGCCCTAGATGCGTACCGCTCTTCATATGGCGGGGCACAGGCGGCTAGCGATTTAGGTTTCGACACCGCCTTAACCGATGCCAATAGGGGCTTTGACACCGCTCTGGGCGACGTTACTAGGGGCTACGGCGAGGCTCAAGCTGCTACCGATCTAGGCTATACCACCGCCCGCGGTGATTTTGAGCAAGCGTATCAGCGGCAGGGCGAATTTCAGA